AAACTATATTAAATGAAGGCTGGCAAGATCTTAATGAAGCACAGCAAAATTATTTAACAAGGTTTGAATTAGAGCTTTGGCCACTGGTTGAGCAGTATTCAATACTAGCAGAAGCAGAACTTACACCAGATCAAATACAATCAATCTTCAAAGGTGCTGAAGAAACAGCAATGGCCAGTGGAGATAATAAAACTGCACTAGGTAAAGTTGGAGCGGCGGCTAAGTTACCCGTTGATCTAGCTAAGAAAGTTGATGCAAAAATTAATGAGCTAGGCAGACTAGCACAAAACGCAGGCCCAGTTAAAAATGCTGATGCAAAGTTTGAAGAACTTAAAAAGAAAATTGGTTCAAGCGACAGTAAAATTGTTGCAGGCGTTAATAAAATTAGTGATTGGGCAAAAGCTAATCCAGGTAAGGCAACACTAGCAGTAGGTATACTAACAACCATTGCGGCATTTGCAGGAGGACCACTAGGTGGTGCGGCCGCAGGTCTAGTACTACGTGGTACTAAAGATTTATTACAAGGTGAAAAACTTTCAACAGCAGTTGGTAAGTCAGTTAAAACAGCGGCATATGGTGCTCTTGTTGGAGCAGGCTTTAGATACTTGTCAGATAACATTATGGCCAACATGGCACTTGCAGATGAAGCTCAAGCAGATGCTATGATGAAAGGGTTTGAAGATGCAAACTTTGAAAAGGCAGTTGACGGTGCTATTGCTGATGCAGGATTTGATAAAGGTGTACTTGACGGTGCAATGCTTCATAAATCATCAGGTAACATTAACGGATTCTTTTACAACTACCACACAGTTTTTAAACCAGACGAACTTGCACAATATAAAGATTTAGTAGCGGCAACACAGTCAGTAAAAGTATTTTCGCCAGAGTATTATAAAGCGGCAGGACAACTGCACGAATTTCTTTCTGCAACACAAACAGCAAACTCAGATCTTACAACACTAGCACTTGCTATTAAAGACATTCCAAAAGATGCGTTAACAAGTGATCAGATAGATGCTGTAATTGCTGTACTTGATGATGGCGACAAAGCAATAGCGGCAGTTAACGATGCAGGCGGAGCAATAGCGGCGGCGGCACAAGGTGCGGCGGCAACAGTTGATGATGCTAAAAAAGAAATGCACAAAGTTAAACCTGTTGCACCAGAAGAAATGAAACAACTGGAACTTGATCTTAAAGGCGGAAGTGATGCAACACCTGTAGATAAAAACTTTGACAAGAGTCAAAAACTTTCAGACTTTGGAGCAGTAGGAGATAAAGCAGAATCAATTGATTATGAAGATGCATTTAACGAATACTTACAAGAAGCAGATCCAGCACAACAAGAACTACCATTAGACAATCCTAATTCACTAGGTGCTAAACTAAAACGTGGTGCAGGTAAAGTTGCAAGTAAAGCCGCAGGAGCAGTTAAGCAAGGTGCGGGAGCAGTTGCTAAAGGTGCCAAAGGAGCAGTTGGTGCAGTTAAGCAAGGTGCTAAAGATGTAGGTAACAAAGTTACTGCTAACAAACTTAATAAAGATTGGAAGAAGATGGGTGAACCAACTGATTCCGGTAGCATTGTAAATATTTTATCAGGTGCAGGATTAACTAACGATCAGATAAGCAGTATTGCAGGATCAACACAAGCACCAATTAGTCCAGACGAAGTAACTAAAGCTGATGCACAAACACCTACAGATGGTGCCGCAGACGCAACACAAGCGTCAACAGCAAGTGATAATACAAAAGACACACAAACACCAGCTAAACCAACTAAAGCACCAGCAGAACCTGCTCAAGCTGAGCCTACAAACACAGGTGCAAAGAACTTAGACAGTACAAATACTAAAGGCGCTCCAACTAAACCAGGCAAACAAGAACCATCTAGTAAACCAACAACGCCTAAAAAACCGGGTAGCAACACAGCTACACCTACACAAAGCAATGTTAAAGCACTAGCACAAAAAATTAAACAGTCTGGTGCAAATACAGACAGTATCAAACAAGACCTAGTAGGTGGTAGTACTACATCGCAAGGTAGCACAGTTGATTTGCCAGACTTAGCAACAAGAATTGCTAAAGCAGGTGTGCAGAAACAAGTACGACAGATGTTAATTGCAAAATGAAACAGTATTTAAAAAATCTAATTAACTGGCACGAACAACATATACATGATTTCCAAAAATGCACAAAGCTATCCGACTATCAAATGATGTGGACAGCCTTTGCTAAAGGAGCATTATTTTCGTGGGTTATATTTTATTTGATTTTCTGCTAAATCCTACCAGAACGGTTGCCCAGTCTTTTTAGCAGTCTCTAAGTTTTCTTTAATTAGTTTAGCGAATATTTCTCTATCTTCAGGACCCACTTGATACATTTCTTCAAGACTAATTGCACCACGCATGTACCAACACAGGCGTGCAAGTTCCATCTTGATGTTTTTTGTCTCGTTTTCTAGGTTGTCGACCAGTCTTAGGATATCCTCTAGAGACTTAGAAGCTATCCTTATACGAAAAAATTTGATTGATCAAACGAAACAGGCATTTCCCATTGCTTAGGTGCGCCTTCTTTGATTTCTTCTTCTGTTGCGTCAACTGTGATTGGCTCTAACGTAAACTTTTTCTTTTGTGATTCCATACTTTCAACAACAGAAGAATAAAACTTCTTGTCTGCATTTTGTATAAACTGTTGAATGTGTAATTTGTCAGTTACAACATCTTCACCTGTTTGGATCGATACAATTCCTTGCATGACCATATCAACTGTAATACTTGTTAAGCGTTGGAATGCTTGATTAAAGATTTCTAGTTTTTGTTCTTCTGTCATATCATCTTCTTGTATGACTGAAGCAATACGCTGTTCTTCAAAAGTCTTAGTTGCAACTTTTGTAAACTCACGATACGTTTGCGGCCTTACTGTAAGGGTAAGCTCGTCTATTGTAAGAGTATCATCAAACGCAACATTTTGAAACTTGTCAAGTACTACTCTTAAGTCTAGGTCAAATTTACGTTCTAGTTTTGTATTTGGGATTTTAGAAGTTAATTCTAATTTCTCCCCGTATGTGGCAATTCTAATAGCAACCAATAGTGTATCAATATCAAGTGTTGGTATGTCCCAACCGTTTTTAATATTAGGTACACAACTTTGGATAACATCAACTGTAGATTGACCGTTAAGTAATGCATCAGGAGTTTTAAACATAAGTTCATCTCTTGCCGTCATTGCATAAACAGGGAATTCCATATTGTCTGTTACTTCTAAACTTCCATTAGGATACCATCTGCCGTTGCTTGGCAACTTAATGTAAATTTTTGGTTGCCTAAAATACTTCTGTAACGGATTGGCTCCGCTTCTCTCTATTTCTGGCATGGTTTTTCTCCGGATAAATAATAAGTGTTCATATAGTATATTTATGAATCTGAGTTATATAGGTACTTAATAAATGGTTGATGTCACATACAGAGGCGGTGGAATGGATGGAGTTACTAGCAATGCGGCTAGTGAAGCTACTCTCCAACGTCTAGTTGCACTAATGGAAAAAGGCTCCAAGGGCGGTGGTGCGGCCACTGAAAAAATGGCAAATGACGTCAAAACCAAAGGCGTTGCTATATCTAAAGAAGATAACAAGGCTACAGCAGAAGGTACTGAAGCTAAGAAAGACGCAACCAAAGCACAGAAGAAACTTTCAGAACGAGTTAGAAATACTGCAAAAGCATTTGATAGATACTCATTAGGACTATTCAGCGGAATAGGTAATACTATCCAAACATTTGGTGGTCTTGGTAAAGAACTAATTGCTGGCGGTAATCGAATAAGTGACTTTGGACAGCATGTTACAGGACTAATATCAAAATTTCCTATTGTAGGCGGCGTGATTGGTCAGTTTGGCCAAACAATGCTGAATGTACTTGATAATCAAATTGACATGTACAGATCATTGTCTGGAGCAGGTATTGACTTTGGTTCTAGTATGTTTGAAATGCAAAGACGTGCCGCTGAAGCAGGATTAAACATGGCTACCTTAGCAGGTACAATACAAGAAAATTCACAGATGTTAGCAGTAGCATTTGGCGGCGCAACTACAGGTGCTGATAGATTTTCTAAAATTTCAAAATATGTACAGCAATCACAAACAGATTTTTCTAAACTAGGTATGACAATGGAAGATGTAACTGAATTTACAGCTGACTATATTGACTTACAAAGAATTCAAGGTAGATTGAAAGATCGTTCTGATAGAAGTCTTGCTAAAGGCACACAGAATTATATTATGCAACTTGATGCACTTGCTAAAATTACAGGTATGTCTAGAAAGCAAGCCGCAGAAGAATTAAAAGCTCAAAGTACTGATAAGAGATTACAAGCATTGTTCATGAACATGGATTCTAGCGTTCAAGAACAAATGAATGCTAGTTTAGCATTGATCAAAGGCGGAAGTCCAGAAATGGAAGACGCAATAAAAGAATTGATTGCAACTAACGGTGCTCCATTAAGTGACTTTGGAAAGAGTTTGCTACGAACTAATCCAGAGTTTGCAACAATGGCACAAGGATTGAGAGATGGTTCTTTATCAGCAGATGATTTTGCAGAGATGACTAACTTGCAAGTAGAAGAAGCAAAAAGGTTTGTTAAGGAAAATGCGGCAGTAATTGCACAATCACAAGCACTAGGTGATACTACATATGATGCTGTATTAGCACTAGCAAAAATGGGTGAAGTTGGTGGAAAACTTAGTGATGCAGAACAAAAACAATTAGATGCTATTGCGGCTAAAGATAAAACACTTACTGACTTTGATAGTATGATTGAAAAGATACGTAGTACTATCTTAGTTAAATTGCTTGACTCAGGTATATTTGACAAACTGCAAAAAGTAATGTCAGACCTTACAGCATGGTTCAACAAAGACGAAACACAAACATCTATTCAGGGATTTGTTGATAGACTAGGAACATTGTTTGACAACCTTGGTACAATGGTTGAAGACTTTAAAAAAGATTGGGGCAAGTTAAGCATTGGTGAACTAGTAACCAAGTATCTTATTAATCCTATCAAAACATTATTTGGTGCTGACACAGGTCCGCCACCAGGACATCCGGAGCATAATAAAAATGCAGGTTCGAAATCAAGTGGACTAATGGGAGGATTGTTTGAATCATTAGGTCCAATAATTGAAAAATTTGAATCGTGGGGTAAAGCATTAATGTGGGGCGGTATTGGTGCCGCGGCTGTATTAATTGGATTCACAGCGGCTGTTGCGGCTATGGCGGCTCCGTTAGCATTAGCAACGCCAGGCGTTTTGGCAATTGGAGTAGCATTTGCCGGAGTAGGTGTAGCAGGATTTGGAATTGCGGCGTTGATAGATTCGATCACCACATCTGTTGACAATGTTGCAGTTGGATTGAAAAAGTTTGAAGACCTTGATTCAAAAAAATTAGGTGACGTTGGTGGGGCCTTAAAACCACTTACAGATAATATTATGGGTCTTGCTAAAGGCGGTGTTGTTGCATCGTTTATGAGTGAAGGCGTATTAGAAAAAATTGCCGCAGGCGTTAAATCGTTTGAAGGTATTGATTCTAAATCAATGAAGGATATGGGTCCTGCATTAACTAGTTTACAAACAGGTATTGCGGCATTTACCGGTGACGGTATTATGGATAGCTTTAGTAAATTCATTGGCGGATTGTTTGGCAATGATGGTGGAATGAAAGATATGGCTGACGACCTTGAGGCGTTTGCTGATATTGATTCCGCTGGAATTAAAGCTATTGGAGATGGGTTACAAGGCATTGCGGCATATATTGAAACTATGGATGGTGCAAACCTTAAACAAGTAACCAAAAACTTAAAAGAATTAATTAAACAAATTGGACAATACAACGAAGAATACAAAAATATGGATGCTGAAACCAAAGCATCGTTTACTAAAGTATTAAATGTCAATAATGAGAGTCAAGATAAGTCGAGTAGCTTACTGAATCAGTTAAATAGTACTAACACACTTATATTAGATGAACTTAAAAAACAAACTAAAGGTGGAAAAGCTATGACAAACGCAATATCAGGAGCGGCATAATGAGTTGGAAACGTTATTTTACGCCAGTTCCAACAGGTTCTGCCCAAGACGGCAGTTATAGCCCACTTGGCGGAAGTACTAACCAAGGTATGGGTCCTGCCCAAGCAAACTATTCAAGTTACTTGCCAGATGTATATGTAGGTTCTCCAAATCGTGTTGAAAGATACGGACAATATAACACTATGGACAACGATAGTGAAGTAAATGCCGCATTAGATATTTTAGCAGAATTTACAACCCAAAAAAATACTTCAAACAGAAGTCCGTTTGTTATGGATTTCAAATCTGATGCAACTAATACAGAAGTACAAACACTTAAACTATACTTACAACAGTGGTGTAAAGTACAAAACTTTGAAACAAAAATGTTTCGTATTTTACGTAATGTATTCAAGTATGGTGATGCATTTTTTATTAGAGATCCAGAAACTAAAAAATGGCATTACATTGATCCTGCAAACGTTACAAAGATTATTGTTAACGAATCAGAAGGTAAAAAACCTGAACAGTATGTTATTAAAAATGTAAACTTAAACTTTGTTTCAAACGTAGCAACTACACCATTACAAACAAACGGTAATGTTACAGGCGGTGGCGAAGGTTACATGACTGGTGGCTCACGTGGAATGACAGGTGCACCTAACCAAGCATTACAAGGTGGACGTTTTGCAAAAGGCGAATCAGAGTTTGCAGTTGATGCAGAACATATTGTACACCTAAGTTTATCAGAAGGGTTAGACAACAACTTCCCATTTGGTAACAGTTTGTTAGAAAGTATATTTAAAGTATACAAACAAAAAGAATTATTAGAAGATGCTATTATTATTTACAGAGTGCAAAGAGCACCTGAACGTAGAGTATTTTACGTTGACGTAGGTAATATGCCATCACACTTGGCAATGCAATTTGTTGAACGTGTAAAAACAGATATACACCAAAGACGTATTCCAAGTAGTACAGGTGGAGGAAATAATGTTATTGACTCTAGCTATAACCCATTAAGCATTAACGAAGATTACTTCTTTCCGCAAACAGCAGAAGGACGTGGATCTAAAGTTGAAACACTACCAGGTGGTACAAACTTAGGAGAGATTGATGATCTTAGATATTTTACTAATAAGTTGGTACGCGGTTTGCGTATTCCTAGTTCTTATCTTCCTACAGGGCCTGACGATGGTGCTAGTGCATTCCAAGATGGGCGAGTGGGTACTGCGTACATTCAAGAGTTACGCTTTAACACCTATTGCGAAAGACTACAAGGACTTTTAACAGAACAATTTAATCAAGACTTTAAACGCTACCTATTAGAAAAAGGTATTAACATTGACACAGCAATGTTTGACCTAAGGATGCAACCACCACAAAACTTTGCAAGTTACAGACAATCAGAACTTGACAATGCAAGAGTTGGAACATTTACTCAAATGGCGGCTATACCTTATGTGTCAAATAGATTTGCACTTAAACGTTTCTTAGGACTAAGTGCAGAAGAAGTTGCAGAGAACGAAAAGTTCTGGCGTGAAGAAAATGACGAAAACTTAACTCCAGTTCCAACAGACGCCGCAGGCGAAATGCGTGGAGCAGGTGTTAGTGCCGCAGGCATGAGTGCAGACCTTGGCGGAATGGAAGATGAAGCAGTTGATCCAGACGCACCGGCACCAGAAGATGGCGGAGCAGGCACACCACCAGAAACAGTAACAGGCGATGATGCCCCAGTACCAGGCGCTGAAGGATAAATATTAACATGATACTACGTGAACTATTTTATTTTGATAAAGAAACTTTGGAGCCAGTTGAAAACAACGCTTACGATCCCAAGTCTGATGATTCAATTATGAAAAAAGACGACACACGTAAGACACGTTTAACATTACGTCAGATAAACAAAATGCGTAAAGCATCTGATTTGCACAAAGAGGAGCAGGACAAGGAATTACATTTCGTAAGACAAATGTATGGACTTGCCGCGAATGCAGAACAGGCTGTTTAAAAATGTCAATAGCATTTGTTATTGGTAACGGCACGTCAAGAAAACCTATACCCTTAGAACCACTTAAAGCACACGGAACATTATATGCCTGTAACGCTGTTTACAGATCAGGATTAAGACCTGACTATCTTGTTGCTGTAGATACTAAGATGGTTACTGAAATTAACAATTCAAAGTATCAACACGAAAACAAAGTTTGGACTAATCCAAACAAACTATACGAAAAATTTCATTGCTTTAACTACTTTGCTGATCCTTTAGGTTGGTCAAGTGGACCTACAGCATTATGGTTAGCATCTTATGGTGCAGATCATCAACACAGCGAAATATACATACTAGGCTTTGACTACGAAGGAATAGAAGGCAAAATTAATAATTTGTATGCAAATACAAAAAACTACAAAAGAAGCGAAGAAGTAGCAACATATCATGGCAATTGGAGCAGGCAAACAGGAATAGTAATTCAAAAAAATGTTGGAAAGAGATATATACGTGTAGTAGAGAATAAGGATGATTACTGCCCAGACAATTTAAGACCCTTAGGTAACCTATCCCATATTACAGTAGCTGAATTCACTGAAAAATTCGTGAATTTACAATCTTAATGTAAAATCGGCTCGTTTTGACCGGTTTAACCACCCTTTTAATCATTTTCCATAAATACAACTGACAGCTTATCGTATCTAAACAACAGGAGGAGATAAAAAATGGCTAATCAAAATAAATTTGAAGCAATGCTTGAAAAGCTAATTGCTGAAGACAAAGCGGGAGCAGAAGAATTGTTCCACGAAATCGTAGTTGAGAAATCACGCGATATCTATGAAAACTTATTAAAAGATGACGTAGAAGAAGTTGAAGTAGACGAAGCAACTGATGAAGAAGTAGATGAAACTACTGACGAAGAAGTTGATGAGTCAAGCAACGACGAAGAAACTAACGAAGCAACTGACGAAGAAGTTGACGAAGCTACTGACGAAGAAGTAGACGAAGCAACTGATGAAGAAGTAGACGAAGCTTCAGACGAAGAAGTTGACGAAAACTTTGTAGACGAAATTACACCAGAAGCTGAAGATGACATGGGTGGCGATGCCGCTGATGACATGATGGCAGATATTGCCGCAGACAGCGAAGAAGGTGACAAAGAAGATGACGAAGACATTGAAGACAGAGTCACTGATTTGGAAGATACATTCGATGACCTAAAAGCTGAATTTGACGCTATGATGGCTGATAAAGA